GTCCGATGCCGTACATCCTGACCTCGCAGAACCGTAGCGTTGGTTCGGCTGTGACGGCTCAGGCCGCTACCCAGCTTTCGGTCCCCTCGCGTCTGAACCAGAAGAAGAACGTGACCTGGGAAATGGACGCTCTGGAACTGCGTGACGCGCTCCAGGAAGGCCGTCTGGGCAAGGCTGCCTATCAGCGTCTGGCTTCGGACGTTAACACCTCGGTTCGCGACGTTGTGTCGCTTCAGGGTACGCTGGTTGCTCGTATCACTGGCGCCGCCGGTGACTATGACGATATCGCCGTTGCTGAAAGCATCATGAACGAGCAGGGCGTGCCGGAAGGCGACCGTTACCTTGCGCTGACCACCCGCGACTACAACGGTCTGGCTGGCAACCTCGCTGGCCGCCAGAACCTGGCTGCGAGCAAGGCCCTGTCGGCTTATGAGCGTTCGTATGTCGGTTTGGTTGCTGGCTTCGAAACCTACAAGATCGACGCCGGTAAGCGCCTGGCTGCTTGCACCGCTTCGCGTACCATCGCCACCAACGGCGCTCAGGTTCGTTACGTGCCTGACAACGTGGACGGCAACGGCAACAACGTTGACAACCGCACTCAGGTCGTGACCGTCTCGTCCTCGGCTGGTTTCACCGCTGGCGACTGCTTCACCATCGACGGTATCTATGCCGTTCACCAGATCACCAAGGAAAACACGGGTCAGCTTAAGACCTTCCGCGTGATCTCGGTCCCCGGTGGCGGTACCACGCTGGAAATCTCGCCGCCGATGATCGGTGCGAACTCCAGCCCGACCGACGCTGAAAAGCAGTACAAGAACATCGAAGTTGTCTCGACTTCGGCCACTGCAACGATCACCCCGCTGAACGGTGCGGCCACCGCCTGCAACCCGTTCTGGCACAAGGACAGCGTTGAACTTCTGCCGGGCCGCTACGCTGTGCCGACCAACTCTGGCGTGGACGTTATGCGCGGCAGCACCGATCAGGGGCTGGAAGTTGTGATGGCTAAGAAGTTCGATAACTCGACCTTCAAGACCCTCTACACGCTGGATGTCCTGTACGGTGTGGTGAACACGAACCCGGAAATGAATGGCATCATCATTTTCGGCCAGTCGTAACTAGGTTGGGGGCGGGTTTTGGCTCGCCCCCTTCCACCATAGGAGGGTGAATTGCCTCTCAAGAAGGGTTTCAGCCCAGCCAGTATCCGCGCGAACATCAAGGCGGAGATGAAGCGGGGCAAAAAGCAAGACCAGGCTGTGGCGATTGCTCTTGACGTTGCCCGCCGAGCCAAGGCCAAGCGTAAAGGCAAGAAGTAATGGGTTACACCCGCCGCGACATTATCGACGCCGCCCTGGCCGAGATCGGTTACGCCAACTATGCGTTCGATATGCAGGCCGAGCAGCTTGAGGCGATCAAGCGGCGTCTTGATGCCATGTTTGCGGCGTGGAACGCTATGGGCCTGCGCCTTTCGTTCCCGATCCCGTCCAGCCCAGAAAGTAGCGAACTGTCGGACGAGACCGCTATTCCCGACAGCGCATGGGAGGCGGCGATTACCAACCTTGCAGTGCGGATTGCCCCTATGTTCGGCAAGACCGTATCCCCCGACACGAAGCGCACGGCTAAGATGGCGCTCAACACTTTGATGAGCCTCGCCGCAATGCCCGGTGAGATGCAGTTCCCCGGCACGCTGCCGCTGGGTTCTGGCAACAAGGGCTGGCGCTCTTACGAGAACTTTTTCCCTGAGCCGGAAGAACCGCTTCTTACCGGCGAAGATGGCGAACTGGAGTTTGATTGATGCCCACCATTAACCAGCTTTCGGCTGTGGATCAGATTAACGACGGCGACCAGTTCCCGCTGTATTCGCCCAACGCTGGCGATGCGCGCAAGGCTTCGTTCACGACGGTGAAGGAGTCGCTGGCTGATGACTTCGCCAGCCTGGCTGATCTAGCCGCACAGACCGGCGCTGGCCTGGTTGGTACGTCTAACGGCACCACGGTGCAGCAGGCGCTTGACAGCAAGCCCACCGCCACGCTGGACACGGACGGCACCCTTGCGGCCAATAGCGATGGGCGTGTTGCCAGCCAGAAGGCGACCAAGACCTATGCTGACACCAAGGTTGCGACCGCCGCACTTGCTGCGTCTTCTGGCTCCTCGTTAGTCGGCCATATTGCCACCGGAACCGGAGCCACCGCGCGAACCGTTCAGGCGAAGCTGCGGGATGTGGTTAGCGTCAAAGACTTTGGCGCTACAGGCGACGGTGTAACCGATGATACGGCGGCGATTCAGGCTGCTGTGAACACCGGAATGCCGCTAAACTGGGGTAATGGCACGTATCGCATTACTTCGGCAGTTACGGCCACTGCCACTGACGATGTAAACTGGATCGGTAACAGCGCCGCTGTAATATATGATGGCGCGCACGTTGCCGCCGCTGTGGTCATCACGACAAGCGCCAAAATCAACATTACTCTGTCCGGGCTTAACTTTGACGGCGGCAAGCTGTGCAACGTCGCGCTGAAGGTTGCCAGCAGCGGGGTAATGACTTCAGCTTGCACGCTCACTCTTAACAATGTGACCGCACAGCGGGTCGCAAAAGCGGCCATTTTTGGTGCCGCAATGGCCGTTTATGTGCTAGGTTCGTTTGACGTTGCAGAGTTCAACAACTGCTATATTTACGATTGTGAGATGCCTGCCGGAACTGGCACACCTAGCGTTTCTGGGGTTGCCGGTATTAACGTTTCGCTTGACGGATCGACCAAGTGGACTCGCCGCGTTGCTCTGAACGGCACGAAGATCGAAAAGGTCTACAGCAGCGATTTGGCATATACGTCCGACCAAGACGGTATCGGCTATTTTGTTCCTGATGACGCCAGCGACGCCGGTAAGGCAGACAGCCTGCTGGTTGTCGATAGCAACTGCTCTTTCGTGAACTGCTATGGCCGGTCAATTAAAACACAGTGCCGCGATACCGTGGTTCGGGACAGCAAGTTCCTCCGCACCGAGGGCCTGACTGGCGGCGCGGGCAACACGGAAATAGACAGCCAGACTGGTTCCTTGTCGTTGGCTTCCTGCACGTTTGATTACCGCAACGGCTTTCAGCCCGGCTTTTGCGCTCGCGTGATTGGCGGCGCGTCTTACGGCGAAAGCGGCATGAACGTGCGCGACTGCACGATTTACGTTGACAGCACGACTACGCTTGACGGCTTTGCCCAAGCCTTCCCGAACACCGGATACCTGTCATCTGTAGTGATCGACGGTGTGCGGGTTTATGGAAAGATCAAAGAGTTTCTGAGCTTTATCTGCAACGGCGCTAAGAATTATGCGCGAGTGTCAAATTGCTGGCTGAACACGATTGTGAACAGCGTGACCAGCCAGAAGGCGCTTGTATATGTTCGTCAGGGTGGTGTTGGCTCGCCCGATGCCTTGATTGAGATTGTCGGCAATCGTTACGATGGGGCTGATACGCCTGGCGTGGCTCGCACGCAGATAGCTGGCGCAGAAATGACGGCCACCGTGTCCGCACGAAATAACCCCGGCTTTTCCAATGTTGCTGGCGATGCGATTAACCCAGCCGGGCTTTACACCAATCAGGGCACGGTTCTCGGTCGCGTGATCGGGGACGGGGCGCAGGCTCTAAAGGGTTACAGCGAGGTAGTAACGAAAGTCATAGCCAATGGGGCAACGGCAACCATTCCCGTTCGCAAAGTCTGGGGCGGTGCATTTATTCTGGCCGTTGCTGGTGCTGTAGGGAACGGTGACCAATACGCGCTGTTCTCATCGACAAATGCCGTAAACACGCAGATTGCAAAATTACTGTATCAAATAATAGCGGAAGCCAGCAACCTCTGACTTTCTTTATTTTGACGGTTGGCTAACGAAATTAAGCGGGAAAGCGAATAACTAATGGCACGACCGACTAAAGCTGTAAGAGATTTGGAAAGGATTGGATAATGCGTAATTTTACACCTGGCTGGGCATCGGCCACCTCGGTTAACAATGCCGCGACGGCGACCAATCCGGTTTCGCTGCCGTTCGACTGCGATGCGGTCCTGCTGACTAACACCAGCCTGACTGCCCGCACCCATGTCATGATGACGTACTACCCGGACGGCATTATTGACGATGGCATCCACGCGACCCTGACCGTTAACCCGGCTGGGGCAAATAACGCGTTGGTGTTTACGGCTGTTGCTGGCGGCGTTGGCGGCAACAGCATTACCATTGAATATGTTGACCCCGCCGCGCCGGATGCCGTGCTTTCGGTTGGCGTTGTTGGCACTGCGATCACGGTGAACCTCGCCACGGACGGCGGCAGCGTCATCACGACCACGGCTGCTGAGATCATCGACGCGATTGAGGCGAGCGGCGCAGCATCGGCCCTCGTGACGGTTGCCAATAGCGGTAGCGATGACGGTAGCGGCGTTGTTGCCGCCGTCGCCCTGACCCCGTTGGCTGGCGGCGCTCCGACCGGGACCGCCCCGACCACTTCGACGGGCGTACCCGTGCTTCCTAACAGCCGGATCATCGTGCAGTTGCCGGTTGGTGCGAAGGTTGTCCGCACCATTGCAACCGCCGCAGATGGCGCGATCCTGATTAACCCCGGCAAGTCTGGATACTAAGATTGTGCTTACCGCCCTTCTTGTCCTGTTCCTTGCAATCCAAGTGGCCGATGGCGTGAGCACAGTCCTAGTTCTTTGCAAGGGCGGCTACGAGCGCAATCCCATTGTCGCATGGGGCATGGACAA